AGATGCTCTATTTGTCATGCAGTTTTCAAGGTTCAAATATATCTGAAATGCATTTCTGCATTTCATTCAAAAAATTTCATTTTAGACTTGACTTTTAATAGTTAGTCTTTTAGTATGATGTTAATTTACGTTTATTCTATTATTATTTTTCTGGAGTGTCAATAGATAATAATCTTTTATATAAAGAATAGTAAAAGGGATTTAAAGAATAATATAATAATACATAATTTGCAGATGAAAGGAAAAGAAAAATGATAATATCTAAAGAGAAATATATATGTTTAAAATCAATGACAAATGATTTAATGAAGGCAGAGTATTTTATTAATATTTTGGGAATAGAAACGAGAACTGATGCAAAAGGTGATACATTTAGAAATATAGGAGAAATTCTTAGAGATGTTGTTGTGGTTTGTAATAATAATCCAACAATTTTGAATGATTGTGAAGAGTTTTTTAAAACAAATCCTTCGAACTTAGAAGAAATTGATAGATTCCTTAAAAATTATAATTTAGACGGGATTTATAAAATTACTAATTAAATCTTGATTTTAAGTGGTGATATTATGGAATGTCCATAATTGAATTGGTAAATAGGCAATAAAAGAAAGGTTTTATAGATTATCATTTATATTGTATTTTCTTTTTGAAAAAATATTGTATAATAATTTTAGTTAAAATAGTTATTAATTAAAAGGAGAGAATACAATGTTTAAAAAATGTTTTTTAGATACATACTATTGTGATTCATTAGCACTACTTTTACAAAAGGAAGGTAAAACAAATGAAGAAATCCCTATTCCGTTTAATGGACCAGAAATAAAACTATTAAAAAATATTATGCGTATTTTAGTACTGTATGATAAATTGGATTCTAGTAGTTTTTCATTACCTCTTGAATGTGATATGGCATTGGAGTTTTTAAAAAGCAATGAAATTATTGATAAAAAAAATCATTTTGAAGAAATAACTCTTTTTGATGATGAAGAAAATTATTGGACAAATAAAGATCATAATTTAAATTTTGCAAAAAACATATCTAAACATCTTATTTTAAATAGCAAAAAAATTATTTTACATAATTTTATTAATGAGTACCCAATGTATAATCGACCTTTTAGTAAAAATTATATCAATATAAGTGATTTGGAAGAAAAATATGAACGTATAATAGATTTATATCAAAATGATTTAAGTAAAGAATTTTTTTTAAAAAAAGAGGGGTTTGGATATATACAATTTATAAATTACCTTTTTATATTACTTAGTAATATTGAAAAAGCGATATACTTCTCATCAAAAGAGAAAATGTGCTATATAAATAGTTATATTTCAGAACAACCATCGAGTAGAGTTTTATCAGATAAAGTTATTGAAGATATATACTATACAGTAAAAATTAATTTTCATGAGGATATAGTTGTATTGCCAGATCCGAATAATTTAGATGATATTTTACGAATGAGAGAAAATAAAGATTTAATACGGTTTAGAAAAGTAATGAGCAATTGGATGGATGCAGCTAATGAAGGAAATGAAGCCATGATGAAAAGAATTCAGAAAGATATAGGAAAAGCGAATAAAGAACTCAAGTCACTCAAAAAGATTACTGTTTTTAAAGAATCTCCACTTTGTTTTTGGATTAATTCTATTGGAGGACATATACCTTATTTATCTAATGTTATTACTTTGGTAAATACATTTGAAGGTATTTATAATTATACTGTGCATAAGAAAGACGATTGGCTATTACTTGGAAAATAATTAGATTTAAAATTGTTATAATTCTATTTTAATTATTGAATGATAGTAGTTTAAGAAGTATACAATAAATATTGAAATTCTTATTTCATGGGATGATTGGAGGTGCTTATATAATTGGATGATTTACCAATTGAATGTGATTGTGGATGTGAAGAAACAGAAGAAAGAAATGTATTTAAAGAAGACATAAATGGCATTTTTACACCAGTAGAATATAGTTTGTATTGCAAAGGATGTGGACGTTATCTAGGGCATTTTGAATATGGACATTGGGAGTATTGAGGAGGTGATAAGTTATAGAGAGACTTACAGTAAAATTTGAAGACAATTATATTCCGAAATCAATGTGTGCCATAAATCGTTATGGGGAAGTTGATGATGTAGATGGTTGTATTGAATATTGCGCAACAATGCGTGGTGATTGTGAAAAGTGTGTAATTCAAAAATGTTTTAATAGATTGGCTGTATATGAGAATATGCAAGAAAATCTTGAAAATAGGATTAAGCATATAAAAGGTTCATCAGATTATCCACATAATTTCAAAGGACAAATTGTAGAAGATTTGGAATGGGTGCTAAAAATGTTGTAATAGGGAGTCATACAGAGTTCTTTTATTTAGAGGGTATAACATTTGAAGAATATACAAGTAAATAGCATATCAAAACAGATTTGGCGGTCTGTGAGATAGAGAAGTAATACATATAACACAAATTCATCAAAATTATTTCAGTTTTACAACATCATAATATTTGTTTTGGGTGTGATACAGCTCACCCTTAGTTAAATTCACGCCAAAATTGGTGCTGTCTTGTGCATGACAAGTTAAATGTCCAGTAAGGATAAGGTGGCGAATAAACTGCACGATCCGCAGGACTAATAGTAACCATCAAAAGAGGAAACAGCCAATTTGGATTTAGCTATAAAATAGCTGTTTTATTGGGATAGATTTTTTATAAAACTACCTTAGTTATCGGTGTAAAAGCCGTTCACATAATTATTAAAATATTTTATTTACAAGGAGGACTTGCAATTTGGCAAAGAAAGAAAAAAAGGTATTAGAAAAGAAGAACTGGTCTAACTCATTTATGCTTATCGGTGAAGCAAAAATCAATGATTATACATATAAACTAAATGAAAAATCAGAAAAATCCGATTGGATTTACAATAGTTTGAACCTTGGCGTGTATTGCGGTGAAACTTGTGGAACTGTATATGCAGAACTTATGGGTGGATATGGTGCAGAGCGAGATAATGTAGTCTATGTTCACGGTAAAGGCGAAGATGGTAAAGACGATTTTGATAACAAGTTTACTATTGATTGGGATGACAGATTTGATGAAACAATCCTTGAATCAGTTGGTGATCTGTGTTTCTTAACTGTTGGTCTTGAAAAGGACAAGGGTGGAAAGGTTTATTATAAGAAGTTTTTGACTCCTTACGATATGATTGCTTACATCGAAGACAATCTGGAAGATGGCATGGTTGTAAATGTTAAGGGAAATTTGAAGTATTCTACATACAATGATACAACTCAGGTTAAAAAGGAAATTAACAGTGTTGTTCTTTCTAAAGTAGATGACAGTAGTAAATATTGCGCTAGATTTACACAGACTATGTTGCTTACTAAGGATAGTGTTGGCAAAGCAGATAAGGAGACTGGTGTACTTCCTATTTATGCAAAGGTGCTTGATTATATTAAGGAATACAAAGGGAAAGAGGTAAGAACCAATATTCCATACGATAAGACATTTGAGTATGAACTTGATTTGTCTAATCCTGAAACTGCACAGAAGGTTGTCTCAAAAGTATTTAAGGTTCAAAAGGGTGTTACGGAAGTTACATTTGAAGGAGACTTGATTGAGGGTGGAGCAGTTATTACAGCAACAGAAGATGATATTCCTGATGATATCAAGACACTTATTGAAATTGGTGTTTATACATTAGAAGAAGCATTGGCTAAATGTACTGTAAGTTCTGGCAGAGAAAGACGAATGGTAATCAGAAAGCCACAGATTAAGATGGTGGAAGATAAAGAGGGTAATAAAACACCTATTATTCAGAAGTTTGAGAAGAAGTACGATGAAGAGGATTTGGTTCTTGATTTTATGATTGGAACGGATGAGGACGAAGAGGAAGATGTATCTGAATCTGTTACAAATGCTGACCTAGATGAAGAAGTAACAAGTAGCGATGATAATTCTTGGCTTGATAATCTGTAAAATGAAACTCGATTAATATAAAGAGGTCGTATAAAACGACCTCTAGTACATAGAAAAGGAGAATAAAAATTGGCGAAATACGGTAAAAAGAATCATGTAAAATTAGACCCTTTAGCATACAACATTTGTTTGCTTGGCGAAAGTAAAGTTGGTAAGACGACTCTTATTAAGGAGGTATGCGAAAAAATTGCAGGTGAAGATGGATATATGTTCTTAGAGTGCGGTCAAGAACGTGGTGCAGATGCAATTGAGGGAATCAATTATGTGAATTGTCCTGAATGGGAATCTGATTATGATGAATTGAATAACAGTGTTGGTTTTGAAGATGTATGTGATGACATTATTGAAAATAAGACTACAGAATACCCAGATTTAAAAGTAGTAATTATTGATACATACGATCAGTTAATTACCATGGCTGAAAATGAGTCGATTAGACTTTGGAATAGAGATAACCCTGATAAAAGAACAAATAGTATCAATGCTGCTTGGGGTGGTTTCGGCAAGGGGGAAAAGAAAGCAATTGAAATTATGTTTAATAAGATTGCAGAATTAAGAGATGTTGGTGTTTCTACTATTATTATTGGTCATATTAAGACTAAGGATATTTCAGATCCGGTTTCCGGCGAAACATATCAGATTCTTACTTCTGACCAGCAACAGAACTATTTCAATGCGCTAAAGAAAAATCTTCATTTTCTTGGACTTGCATATATTGATAGACAGATTATTAAAGAGAAGACTGGTAAGAAGAACATTGTTACAAATAAGGAAGAACAGGTTAATAAGATTAAAGGAGAATCAAGAAAAATTAAGTTCAGAGATGATAATTTCTGCGTAGATAGCGGTTCTCGTTTTGCTGAAATCGTTGATGAAATTGATTTAAATGCAGATCAGTTTATTGAGGCTATTACAAATGCCATTAAGGCAGAGCAGTCTAAGTCTGGTAAAACATTAGAGCAGAGCAAGAAAGAGCAAGAAATTGAAGAAGCACAAAAATTAAAGGAAATTACTGAAGCTGAAAAGCTAAAAAAAGAGAATAAAAAGTTAGAAGATATAATATCGCAGATTACAGATTTCATTAAGGCTAACAAATCTAATATGGATAAGATTAAACCAATTATCACAAAAGCAAAAGAACTTGGTTATGACAATCCTACTATGATTACTAACATTGCAGATGCAAAAGAAGTATTAGCACTTATTTCATGAGATTTTATTGGGGGAATTGAATGAGAAAGAAAATGACAAGTATCGAAAAAGAACAGTGGGATAAATTATACCAGTATGTAAAAAAAGAGATACTGTTTTATGATGATTCTCAGTCAATTCCTTCTGGTCTTGT